GAAGGCAAAGAGATCAGCACTAAGAAAACAAAGATCAAGTTGTATCTACAGAGTGAAGACTCAGATATGACTCCTCCGAGGGAGAATATCCCTACTATGTGATAAAAGGGGCGCAAGCCCCTTTTTTTTATTTATCGCTATCTGTAATGGCTATGTAAGCCAAAGGCAAGACAATACTTAGAGCAAGTATTAGTAGAACGGTTTTGATTGAAGTAATCACATGTTCACCATTTTGTTTCTTAGGTATGACAAATAAAACATTGCCTTATCTAAATCTTCTATGTTTGCATCTTTGTGATCCTCACGCCAAACATATTTGAAAACCTGTCCCTTACAATACCCTTTAAACTCCGTAAAAGACAAAGCTGATTCTATAGCCTCTAAGCACTCAACCTTGCCTTTTGTGTAGTGAGGCGGGTGGTTAACGTTATCAGTCATTTTGATCCTCTCTATAAAAATTGCCAGTATTCAGCTCCACAACGTTTGGACTGTTATAAATAGTAGCAGGCTTACCACCTAAAACTTTGGTGTAATCGTCTAAGTAATCGCTGAGAAAGTTCCAACCAATCTCCATATCAGCATGATTCATTTTGAATACTTTGTTTGCATACGGAGGTTTCTTTTCTTGTGCTACAAACACAAAATCTGCAACCTTAAAACCAGCACGTTCAAACCCACGCTTATACCATGCAGCTTGTAGATCATACGAGTAACGCCTTACCGAATTGGTAAACCCCCTTACCGAGCAATCACTCGTTGTTTTATAATCTACAAGCACAATGGCATCCTCTCCAAAATTGTTATCAAACGCATTACAAACGACATCTGCTCGTGTTTTACACAATAGATCTTGTTCATACCAATAGATTGATACTTCTTTTGGTGACTTAAAAACTTGTGGATAGTCTTCACCTGGACGCAAGTATGGCTCTGCTTCTTGCACTAGACTATTGTTCATACTGTAAATAGTGTCTCTTTGTTCTTCAGTTATAACTGACAAACCTTTTGCAAGACTATCTTTCTTCAGTTGTTTGTTGGTATTGGTATAAGGCGATCCTGTGATAGTAACGACATCACTAAAAAATGCGGCCTCACCCTCAACAATCAATGAATGTGCAGCTGAGCCAAACATCATTGCAGGTGTTTGCTCAACCACTTCTTCTAATGCATGTAGCTGACTCTGACTAAATCTTCTTATATTTGATGAAGAGATACCTAGGCCATTGTGATAAGTGTTGTTATCAAGGTTAGGAAAGTAAGCAACATCCCCTATGATTACATGCTCAAAGTTTTCTAACATATCTGGTATTTTCATACTGGCTCCCTTTTAACAGTTCTTATGGTCTCTCTAACTAACTTGCGACCATCTTTTAATGTTGGTGCACAATCTAGTGCCATTTGTGTAAAAAATGCAATACCGACATGTGCAATATGTATAACACCTAGATCTTCAACTTTTTCAGTTAGATCACATAATCCCATGCCAAATTCATTATGCAAATTTTCTAGACGTTGTTGTTCTTCTTTAGTTGGTATCTTCATGATACGTCCTTGTCTTGTTGCAATTCATTTATTGCTTGTTGTAATTCTTTGACAGCAACACCGATTTGCCAGATAAGATAATTAACCTTATCACGCTCTATTTCTTGTTCAATGTCTTGTTTAGACTTTGGTGGTGCATAAGTTATTACACCCTCAATGATTTCAGATATATCTGTTTTTGGTTTACTCATACGTTTCTCCTATAAATGTTTTTGTATATTAACCTAAATTGTGTATAATGTCTACATATAGTAAAACATATTTTACATAAAAGTAGAAAAAGGAGTATCGTAATGAGTAGATTGAAAAACTTACATATGGATAAGAGAGACGCTTTTGATTGTGCTAACAATGATATTATTATGGGCGAATCTCAAGATCTTGTGCAATCATATATAAAGCACCACAAAAAAATATTGGGAAGCGTGCCGTCTGATCCACAAGCTGATGTGCAGAACTTTAAGTATGAAGATGTGGTGCAAGATGAACCACCTTTTTATAACTATGACAGCTGGGGTCGACCAATCTCTTAGGTCAGTTAAGGAAATATTAAGTTGAATATTTTGCACCATTCAAATACACGTCTAGTTGGCTCTACTGGCGAATTTACTTCATCACCATCTACATCAAATCTTCTCACTGCTAATTTACACAAAGTTATCAATACAAAGGATTTACTAGAACAAAATAAACCTGAAAGAGCTAAAAGAATTTTAAATAAAAATACTATGTTGGGTGAATATCATAGAGCAGGTGTTTATTTATTATATTACCAAAGTGTTGTAGTTTACGTAGGACAATCCATATGTCCCTATCAACGTATCTATCAACATATAAAATATAAATTGTTTGATGAGTTTAGAGTTATGCATTGTGCAAAAAATAGACGCATGTATTGGGAAGAAAAACTTATGAAACATTTTCAACCTAAGTATAATAAAACTTGTAAATGAAAGTATTAAGTTTATTTGATGGTATGAGTTGCGGCCAGATCGCACTAGATCAATTAGGTATTCCTGTAGAAAAATACTATGCAAGTGAAATTGATAAGTATGCCATAAAGGTTACACAGGCTAACTTTCCAAATACAATTCAGGTTGGGGATGTATGCAATCTAAATGCAGAAGATTATAAAGATGTGGATTTAATACAAGCTGGGTCACCTTGCCAAGGATTCTCGTTTGCAGGTAAACAGCTTGCTTTTGATGATCCGAGATCTGCATTGTTTTTTGAGTTCATACGCTTACTTAGAGAAATTAAACCAAAATACTTTTTACTTGAAAACGTAAGAATGAAAAAAGAGTTTTTGGAAGTGATAACAGATCAATTGTCTCAGTGTTATGCGCCAGAAGATGTTGATAATCAATTCTTAAATGTTTTAGGTGAGGTAAGGTTTGAGCCTATCTTCATAAATAGTTCTCTTGTCTCAGCACAGTCAAGGCAGAGATACTATTGGACTAATATACCTGGTATAAAACAACCAGAGGATAGAGGTATAGTGCTTAGAGATATATTGGAAGACAGCTTTGATAGTGAAAGAGATAAAGCACATTGCATAGATGCAAATTATTACAAAGGTGCAAGTGTTGAACAATACAAAAAGAAACATAGAAGACAGTTAGTTAATAAGCCTATTAAAGTAGGCATGAATGTAGAGGAGGTTAAGGTTAGGAAGCATAAGGTTGATATTTTGTTATTACAACAAGCGCTTCGTGCTTACAAACAAAATAGTAAAAAAACTAACAAACAAATTGCAGATGAAACAAATATGCCAATCACTAAAGTAGAGCATTGGTTTAGAACTGATAGTAGCTTTGCTATACCAAGCGATGATATATGGTTTAGGCTCAAAGAGGTTCTTGGCTTTACATCAAGCGTGTTTGACAAACAGATCATGGAGTTTGAATACAGGGATGGTGTATTTGAAAGCACACAAAGGGTTTATAGCGATCAAGGAAAATCACCTACGCTTACTGCATCAAACAAAGAGCAGATGATAGAGACGAAGCCAAAACAAGTGGGCAAAATAAAAGATGGTGGCCAGGGTAATCGTATTTATTCACAAGACGGTAAATCATCTACATTGTCAGCTCAATCTGGTGGCACAGCAGGTAATGGCAATACGCTTGTAGAAACAAAGCCTAAACAAGTAGGTGTTGCAGTAGACATAAATGGACATGACATATTAAAAAGAGTTTACAGTCCAGATGGTAAGTCTCCTACAGTAAATACCTGTCAGGGTGGTAATAGAGAGCCAAAGGTAGCCGTTCAATCTTATAGAGAAGTAAGAACAGATGAGGCCAAAAAAATGCGTAGGATGACAAGGCAACAAACAGGTAAAGACCACACACCTTTTAGATCAAAAAAATTAGAACCTAGAAAGGACGGCAAGGTTGGAACAGTCACACCTAGTCTTAACAAAGATCATGAGATAAGTATTGAAAAAGAAGATCTTACTTGGAGAAAACTAACACCTTTGGAATGTGAAAGACTGCAAACAGTCCCGGATAACTATACGAATCATGTATCTAACACACAAAGATATAAAATGCTTGGGAACGGCTGGACTGTAGAAGTTATTAAGCATATTTATAAGAATATGGAATATTGATGAAATGTCGTGTTATGATGCAATATGCCAAAATTGGTAGCAATCAAAGAAAAGATGGGGAAACCCACATTACATGAAGTTTGTGAACGTCTTGATGTCATGTTTCAAAACATGGAATATCGGGGTGAGGACAAACTAAATATTGTGTTGGCCGCTCTTAGTTTTTGTATATCACAGCTTAATGATGAGTTTGATGACAAAGAAGTAGCAAACCTGGTAGTTGAATTACTGGCGAAATATGCCGATAAAACGATACCTCGTTAATATTGTCAATTATTGTCAAAAAAGCATGACAACAAAAAACATGATAAGAATGGGCTTTTCGGGATTATTTTATTTTTTTCATTTTTGTCACAAGACTTTGATAAAAATAGTATAAAAAACTTACAAAATACTTGACCTGGTTATAGATCTTCAAGTATGCTTTCAAAACACTATGGGGTTAAGTGGGGGTAGCTAGTATATAAACTTAGCTCTAGTGCGAAACAAACATGGGACATAGAAAAAATAAACTAGAATATGAACCAATCTTGTCGTC